TCACTTTCATCTGACCAACGACTACTATTAATAACTAAAAATTCATCGAAACCAAGGTCTTTACTAAACTGTTTAACTTCGTCTATATCAGCTTCATTAAATGAAAAAGGTATAAACTGCCATACCATTGTAACGTTACCTCTACATACATCTATACCTACTTTTATACTATTCCAATCTGCGTTAATACGATAAGTTGTAAATGTGTTGGGCAATCCATCAATAGCAAATACTATACGATCATTTACATCCATATGAGATACTAATTCTTCCCACCAGACTTTGGTTTTATAACTTCCGTTGGTGTGTAGACTAATACTAGCACCTGATTGCTTGAGCCATGCCACCATTTCTATAAGTTTATCATAATAAATGGCGTCTCCATAGTCACCACAAATAATAACTTCAAGTCCATCTAGATTTATGTCTAGAAAACTTTTGAAATGTTCTAAGTTTAACTGTTTATTTTTCCAGGCAGATGGAAACTTATTAATAAACTCTGTTCTTGCACACTTAGGACATTTTAGTGTACACATATTTGTTGGTTCTATAGTTAAGCCTTTTATACTACCAATCATATTAGACATCACTTAATTGCTTTACGCATAAGATTAATTTTAAGTTTACTAGCCTGCGCATTATCTAAAATATTTTTTACAACAAACAACTTACCATACTTTTGTACTGCTTCGCCTATATCTTTACAGGTTTCTGACCAAGTAGGAAAACTTACTTCCCAGTCATATATAATAGCGTCCTGTATCATACGTTGTCCTGACTTATCAAAGTCTGGCACAACAATAACACGTTTGCCTAAACGCTCTATAATTTCTGCCTGTGTTTCATTTATATTATTACTTAATATAGCAACACCGTCAACTGCCATGGCATCAAAGGGACCTTCACATACTATGACAAACTTTGCGTCCTTGGGTTGCATGTCTGTGTTAAAAACATAATTGCTGTCATAACTGCTAAAGTACTTGGGTTTAATATGGTTATCCAAAGCTCTAGCAGTATATCCTATTGTTTTACCCTGCCATGTAAATGGAATAACAACACGCCTATCCATATTCATATTACGACTAGTACTATAAAATATTGGATAACGTTCTATGTTTATTTTACGTTCTACTGCGTAACAAACCACATCTCTGAAGTTTTGTGTTGTTTCGTACTTGGGGTCTAGTGCCATCATTGTAGCGACTTGTGTTATGTCTGCGCTTTCCTCAGGCAATGGCTTTGGTTCGAACTCTATCTTTTCCTGTTGCTGTTCTATTTCTTCAACAGCATCGCCAAGTTCTTCTCTGATACGCATGGCTTCAAACACCAAACGCTGTGTGTCATTTTGCTGTACGCCAAACCAAGATAGTAGCCTACGAAACTTAAAGTTAAAGTGCCAGCCTGGTCGCCAAGTTGCTTTAAAGTTACAGTTAAAACAATGATAACTTACAGATCCATCTGCGGCATTTATAACGCCGCCCCTACCCCTTGTGTCTGGACTATGCCCACGATGTGTACAACATGGAGCATTAAAACTTGTCCAGCCACTTGGAGTGGTTTTGCGTTTTGCTGGTAAGTTGTCTAGTAGTGTTTGTTGTATGGCGTTCACTATATAAGTTTACGCTCTTTCATAAAATTTATCAAGTGTTTTGCTATTAATTTATGTCCAAGTTCGTTAGGATGTCCTGTGTTAGGTTCGTACCATACCTTATGTCCATTCATAGCTTCTATGGTCATTATCTCATTCTGAGTCCATCTATAACAGTTTGGATTATCAATCAGGATAGTCTCTCCTGCACGGTGTCGTGTGGTTTCTGGATTGAACCTGAAAACTGGAGTATAGATGTATCTTATTCCTAGACTTTCACATATATGTTTAGTAGTTAACGTAAAGTCTAGAACTGTCCAATTATGCAGTTCATCGCAGTCGCTGGTAACAAGATGTAGTTTCCAGATTTCTTCAAGATTGGTTACGCCATGTGCCCAGCTTGAATGTCTCCAATACTTTTCTTTATTATCGAAGAAACTAAATCTAGAGGATTCAGTAACTCCAAATATGACTAGTGTTTCCCTCAGTTCGTCAACACCGCTATACAATCCGCCTTTATCCTTAATCCACTCCAAAAAGTTGTAGCGCATTCCTGGTATACTGTTACCAGCTTCAGAATAGTTTTCTACTTCACAGTCTAGTTGTTGTCCCAACAAGGTTAGATAACAGTGTGCTTCTCGGTATTCAACATTTCTATGGTAGCGTTGACCAAATTCTGCGTCTTGTCGTTCTAGACCCTGAGCTAATGTTTCTTCTAATAAGGTCGGTTCAACTATATCAGACCCGAACATCCATGAATCGCCAAACCCTACAATCTTCTTTATAGACACATTACCCCCTATAAAGAATTTTGGTTATGCTCCCTGATGAAGATACTTCTGAAAATCTAACAGCTCTATAGTTACCTGTCCAAGTTGTGTACTCTACGTTGCTTGAAGCAGTATATGACTTTGTTTGAATAGTAAAGTAATTTGCTGATGAGTAGTTTGGTGTATCATCTAATGTACCTTCTACTAAGATGTCACCTGTGAAGCCATTCAAGTAAAATGCCGCTGTGTGTAACTTACTGCCTTGGTTAGTGCTCTTATCACTAATAACATAAGTTGTAGACATAGTGCTAGAATTAATAGTAAGTTCTGTTGATGCTGTAAATGTTGGGTAATGTCCATCTAGTACTTGTAATGTGCCACGCACACCATAATTGTCGTCAGCGTATGCAATTTCGTCTGTGCCTTCACCGTCAGTAACTGCAACCGTGTAGTTATAATAAGTGGCAGGCAAATCTAACAAGTCGTTGTCGTCAAGTGTTACAAGTGCCTGCCCTTTAGCGGCGTTATGAATACTAGCAGTAGTTGTGCTATAAACTGTATTAGTCTGTGGATTAAGAATGTTTAATTTGATGGTACGACTGCTAATGTTAATTGGTTTCTGATCTTGATTCTTAACTTCTATTAAGAATTTATTTGCTACTCCTCGGTAGGCTTTTATATCTCTATTATACACGCTCACGGTCCTTCTGTTGGTTTCCAAAAGTTCAACAATTTGGCAAGGTATTTTTTGCCTATATAAATATTGGGTAATTAATTGCATATTGTATTTATTGTGTCAGACCAAGATTTTAAACAACTATTAGACCAATATCCTTTCCTAAGTTACGTTGTCTATGGCGGCAATGATTACATAGGAATCATACAAAACCACGATGAACTAATCACTGCTATTTACGACTATAGTTCAGTTAACACTAAAGAAGAGCGTATTAAGTTTCTAGAGCTGGCAGATACATGGTGGTGGGAATCTAATAGAATGATACCTATCAATATATTCCTTAAACAAGACTGGTTCAGATTTAAATCAGTTTTAAGAACATTCAACAGTAAAGATGTGATATTAAAATATGGGCCACATCTTAGTCTCAGAGACCTAAGCAAAAAACGTACTAAACGTAGAGCTATTACGCTAGTTCGAAAGATGAACTAAATTCATGTGTACTACAACTAAGTAGGCATAACTTGTAGCATGACTTTTCTTAAAGTAGTAACTTCCATCTGAAGGCTTTGTCCATACTTCCTGATTAATAGTAGCCCAGTCTTTGTTTAACAAGTAACGTTTACTAGGACGTATTATAGCAAGTACAGCCGCCATTTCATCTACAGTTTTGGGTTGTAGTTTTTTGACAATGTCATAGTGATTACCAATGTGTATGATCTTTTCAACAAACTCTGGCTCCTGCAGTCTATGCCAGGGAGGCTCAGTTGCCATTAATACATCCAGTTCTTCTTCACTGTGTATTTGTTGGTAAACACTAACATTAAGAAAGTCTAGTTTAACATAACCACGTTGCTCTGCTTCTTTGTGGTCGATACTTGCTAGTCCGGTAATTGGATGTTTAGGTATATTGTTAACATATACCCCTGTGTTATGCGGTACAATTTCTCCATCACGATGTATACTAGCAGGTATGTGTTTAATATGTTCTATCACTCGTTCTCTGTCTGCAAAGTCTATGTCAATATCTGCCTGAAACTTCATAGTCCAATGTCCTTGAGTGCTTGTTTAACCCATTCTGTATCTGCAACAAAATCTATAAATCTACGTTGCCAGTATTCTGGATCAATATATGGATAAATTATCTGCAACTGTTCTTCGTTCAGCGTGTCTAAAAAGTCTACACCACTATCACAGTTAAACACTAACCATGCACTTACTCTACCTGTACTGATATGATGACATATACGATTGCTGTTAGCATATCTAAAATAATCTTTGATGCCATTTTTTAGTTCCGGATGTTCCTCGCAATAGTCTAGCATTTCTTTTACGCCACGTTCCAGTGCATCCTGTGCCTGTTCACGTTTTAAGTAAGGCAACATCCACTCTTGGTAAAGTTTGTCTTTAATCCAGTGGTCGATCTTTTTGTTGTTTTGTAACAACCACTCACAAAAGTTCATAAAGTTAATAGCACGTATGTCTACACAATAACGTCCAAACTTTACAAAGGCATTGTAGTAGGGACTTTTACAAAAGTCTGCATAGTCTTTGTTACGTGCAGAGCCCTGTGTCATTTCATAAAAACGTTTGTATGCTCTAAGACCAAACTGCACACCTGTTTCAGACTCTTGTTGCACTCTGCGTTTTGGCTCGCATAGATGAGCCGCAAGTGTAGATTCCTTGCTGTATGTTTTATTACAATACTTACAGGTGTAACTCATTTAAATGCTTCTTTTATTTCTTTATCGGACCACCCAAGTTGCTCTGCTACCGCTTTTAAGTCGTCTTTTGTGTTAAGTTCTACTAGCATATCTAGCTCATCTTCTTTAGCATTAGGATATAACTTTTGTAAAAACTTACGCTCTTTACTTCCTGAGCTGTCTTTTTTAGGTGTCTTTAACCAATAGTGATAGGTGTTACCCATACCAGGACTTACTGTAGTAGCACAAAGCCACTGTAATTTAGGATGTCGGCCGATGTTAAAAAAGTCTTTGTTATATGTTTCGTTACATCTACGTAAGTAATATTCAGCCAAGTCAACATTACCACTAACATTAGCGGTATACTTTAACATGATATATGGACTAAATTTTTTACGTTCTTCTGGCGTAAGTTCATCATAGAAACCACGCACCTTGCCATCTACCATGGCCATTTCATTTTTAATAGATAATTTATCTACCATACTTTATTGTAATCTACTACCTCACTCTGTCTACTAATATCTTTGACAAAGAATGCGCACATGCTTTTATCGTTCTCACTTAGTGGGACTGCCAACATTTGCCCTGGTTTTAGTTTTGGAAAATACCATTTTACGTCTTGGTATATATCAACGATCTCAATAGGATCAAACTGCGGTCTATAACTGCTTATAGGATTAAATGTAAACACACTAAAGCCACGGTCATTGATACTTGTTAGTGGAACAACTTCCAAGTCTCCTAAGTCTGGCTCACCAATAAGTACTTGCCAGTCAACAGGCATTTTAATAATATTATTGCCGATTTTTAATACTAGTGCAGGACTATTAAATGACTCCATAAAAATTAATGGAATAAAGAAATAGTCTGGATCTTTAGGATCCGAATTGTCCAATACACTGAAACGTAGATCACCTACGTCATCGGGTATTGCGTTCATTTCAAATGATGTGTTATCGAGGGTTAAAATTCTCATTAATAAATTTCCGTGCTTCTTCTGTTATGTTATAATAGTATCTGTTGGTCTGATAACTTAGTTCGTCTTTGACCACGTCTCTGTGCAATGGTATCTCATCTAATGTGTAAAAAGGCTCAATACTAACACTAAAATTATACAGGTTTGTATTACCAAAGTAAACCGCAGGTTTGCCACTTTGCGCTACACATTCATGCACAAACTTATGATGTATGTGACCATAATCACCGTCCTCAGCATGAGTCAATACAAAGTCATATCCTTTTACTGCTCTTTGTATGTAACCACGTGCCTGTACTCTGTCAAAACTAATACCACGTTCCATGTCTCGATAGTCATCAATGTAGCCTAAAAATCTAGTTGGGACGTTACGTTTTCGCCAGAACTCTGCTATTTCAGAACCTCTATCAGACTGATTAGTATAAGTTAAGTAACAGATGTCAAAGTTTGTAGTTTCTTTAAACGCTTCTACAAATCCGCCCGCAAGTATTATACAGTCATCTGGATGAGCTACCAATACTAGACAGTTTGAAATAGCCATTTATTCTTTTGTTCGCTGAAATATATTCTTAAATCTTTTTTAGGTATTTGAATGCACTTACAGGCATTTTGCCATATTGTGTCTGATACCCACATAGTTGTATTACCGAATATAGCATGCCAGTTTATGTTTAGGAATACAAAATCATCTGGGTTTATTCGACCTAGCTTTTTAGGTATATTGTTAAACACATGAGAACTTATTACGATTTCGGGAATGACCATTGGAGACATGTGATCAACAATTATTGGTGCACTTTCCCATAGTTTGATCAACCTAAGATCATCAAAGTTGTGTAAATGACAAAAAAGATTAGGTATAGTATTGGCCAAGTCCCCTCTGTCCTCTAATTGCATCTCACTGTTAAGCGCAACAGAGAATTCAGGATGATTACTCTCATTGTAATTGAAAGCCATACTTTCCTGCATACAGGTTGTCCAGATTGGATGATTCTCATATAAATCTATATTAATCGCAATCTTTTCAGGTATCATGTACTCACACCTAGTGCGAGCATGGTCAGCAAGTCGTAACCAGTTTTCATTGTATATGTGTGCGCCTATCGTTTCACTTACTACTACATCACTGTGTATATCTGTTTTTAAATAGTTGTCATTTATAATAGTAACTTTATCCTGATAGCCTAGTTTGTCTATCATGTTTTTTAAAAACCCACACCGTTTATTGCTGGCTTCGACTGCTGTAACATGAGTTGCGCCATGTTTGATTGCTAATGCTGTCAGGTACCCAGTACCGGCACCTATATCTACTACAGTTTTGCCTTGACAAATACTTCTCAATGATTCATCGTAAAACCTGTTACGTCCGTTGTCATTTAACATGGCAATGTTGGTGCCATCATCTTCAAACCAACTAATTGTTTCGGACTCTTGTGTATGATCTATAAACGACATTCTATTATTTCCTTGTATCTTTTTGCTAGGTAAGTCTGTCCTTCCACGGATCCGTGGTACCCAGGATCTTCTCCTTCAAAAGGAAAGTCACTGGTAGCGTAGGCTGGAGTATCTTTATAATCTAAAGTTAAACAATGATCTGGTATAACGTCTGGGAAGTGATCTCTAACCATGTCGCTAGTCCAAATATTACAAGCCACAAGTAAGAATGGGATCTTGTGATAATGTAATTGCATTATACCATCACGTATCATCCAACGATCCTGCTGTAACTTCCAGTTACTGTCGTACATAAAGTTAATGTATTGCTTGACAGCATTGGCTGTATCTTTGTCTAGTTTTTTACTTCTATAAGGGTGTTCGAAATTTTCTGCCAGTGTATAAATGGTTTCACAAATCATAGTATAATTGTTACTGCCATAATTTACATTATGTATACCTAGTTCTTCCTGGTATCCGTTTAGAATATCTACGTTTTGTAGATGTTGTTGTATTAAAGGATTCCAACCAGTAGTTGTTTTAGTCCAGTCGAACGGTGCCGCTGTTGCGGGTATTTCCATTCTGTCATGGAATGTAGGTGCTATTACTGCAAAGTCTACCTTTTCTCGTATACACTGGTCTATCATGATACGTATGGCGCCGTTGCTTGCACCTTGACGTGCATAGTGTAATAGATCCCACCCTAGCATATCGGCCAGTTGTTCTCCCCAACTTGTTCCTTTTAGTTTGGGGTCGTTACTGGGCGCACTAAAACTACACCCACATACTGCTATTTTTTTCATTGCCATTTAAGTTTCTCTAGTTCGAAAGGATAATTTGCTTCTTTGTAAAATTGTTTACGTTTTGTTAAATGACGTTTACTAAATTTACAAGTAGAAGTTATATCCCATATCTGTACAAAGTCTTTGTCCTGTGCTTTACGTATGCCTCGACCAATACTTTGAATAACTCTAACAAAACTTTTACCAGGTTCTATTAA